AGTGATGAAATTGGGTCTACTTTCTGCCTGATCTGCATGGGCAAGGGCCGCGTTTTGGTCGGCATGTCGTATCCGCCGAAACGCACGATTGCCGTGAAATACGAATACGATCCTTGCCCCGGATGCACCCTGCCGCCGCACACATTTCACGCTAAACGAACGGCACAAATCCTGCGCGAGACGCGCGAAGCCCGCACCACGCTGGCCGAGATCGGGGGTGAGGGATGACCGACGAAGAACTGATCAAGCGGCTGCGGGCATCTCGCGCTGTATGGGAAGACGGGAAGTCCCGCCCAACAGACGATGAGACTGCCGCCGCCGACCGCATTGAGGCGCTGACAGCCCGTCTCGCCAAGGTGGTGGAGGCGGCGAGGGCCTACCGCGTCGCCACCAAGCATCTGGGGCCGTGCCCTGAAACATCGGCTGGGCTGGACGCCGCGCTGGCCGAGGCAAAGGGCAAACTGTGAGCGGCGGCAGTGAACTGAAATCGCCGGGGGCGATGGCGCTACGGGCGGCGGGGTACAAGCCCTGCCCCCGCTGGTGGCTGACCGAGGAGCAGATGGAACTGGTCGCCTACATGGCCAGCCAAAACTCTGCCGAGGTCAATCGCATCCGCGCCGGGGCAGTGATGACTGAAGATGAAATCAAAGCGGCGCAGCTAGAGGCCGCATGGGAGATGCAGCGAGAATGGAAGACTGGAAAGGCGAAAGCCTGATCCGTGGCGCAGCAGCGGACAAGGCGAAGAGCAAGAGTGAGGTGCGGCGGCTGGTGTCGCGGATCGCGCATGAAAACCGCAAGGCGACGGGCGCACCCTGCCCCGCAGCCAAGTCGCACAGCGCCTTCGTGCGCGCGGCGGTCTATCGGACAGACAAGGTGAAGAAGGATGCGTGACCGCTCGCAGCTTCGCCCTGTGCAGCTTCGGCTGATCCATGAGATGGCCACCAGCGAGGGCGTGGCCATCGTGCTGGGCATGGGCGGCGGCAAGACCGCCTGCGCCCTGACGGCCATCGCCGACCTGCTGGCGGCGAGCGTGATCCGCGCCGCCGTCGTCGTCGCCCCCAAGCGCGTCGCCCTGTCCACATGGCCGCGCGAGGTGCGCGTCTGGTCGCATCTGGCGCATCTGGATGTCGGCGTCCTAAGCGGTGACGGCGACCGCCGTGCGCGCGTCCTGCGCCAGCGGCACGACGTATACGTCTGCGGGATCGACAACCTGCCGTGGCTGATCGATGAACTGAAGGCCCTGCCAGATCACCCCGGCCTTGACCAGTTGGTCATTGACGAGCTGTCGCGATTCAAGAACCCGCGCGGCAGCAGGGCCAAGGTGCTGAACAAGCACAGCCACCTGTTTGGGTCGATCTGGGGCCTGACGGGCACGCCCCGGCCCAATGGGTGGGAAGACCTGTGGATGCCCCTCCAGATCGTCTCCAAGGCCCGCGCGTGGGGCCTGACGTTCGACCCGTGGCGCGAGCGGCACTTCATGGCCATGGACTATCACCGCCGCAAGTGGGCCGTCCGCGAGGATGCCCTGCCCGCGATCCGGCGGGTGATCGATGCGTGGGTGGTGACGATCCCGGCAGAGGACACGGTCGATGTGCCGTTCGTGTCGGGGCCGGATCACGACATCGTCGTGCCGCTGTGCCACGCCGCCAAGGCCGACGCCGACAGCATGGAGCGCGATCTGCTGATCAGTCTGGGCCGCGACGGCACGCTGGCCGACATCGACCCCGCCGACGACAGCGTCATCGTGGCCCTGTCGCAGGCCGTGGCCAGCGGCAAGCTGTCCCAGATCATGCAGGGGTATGTCTATCAGGCGGGCCGCGCCGTGCAGCACTATGACGCCGCCAAGGCCGACGCGCTGGTCGATTTCATCGCGGGGCTGGACGGCGAGCCGCTGATCATCTGCTACTGGTTTGAGGAAGACCTGACGATCCTGCGCGACCTGTATCCCAACATGCCGCACCTCGGCGCGGGCGTCAGCGACAGGAAAGCCGATCAGACCATTGATGACTGGAACGCGGGACGCCTGCCCCTGCTGGCCCTGCACCCCGCCAGCGCGGGCCACGGCCTCAACCTGCAATTCGGCGGATCGCGGATGCTGTTCTACGCCATGCCGTGGTCGCCGGAACTGTACGCCCAGACCGTCAAGCGGCTGGCGCGCCCCGGCCAGACCAAGCCCGTCTTCGTCCACCGCCTGCTGGCCGACCACCCATACGAGCAGCTTCGCCTGCGGCGGGTGGAGAGCAAGATCGACACCGAGCAAGAGTTTATCAGCCAACTGAGGAGCATCTGATGATATACAACGGCCTATCGCTGCTGTCCGCAGCCCCGATCAAGGATATGCTGGAGACCAAGGAGCGGGCGCACGGCGTCAGCCACGGGCTGGCCGAGGCGGGGTACGACATCCGCATCAAGCAGACCGTCGTGTTCGCCGGGGGGTTCACAGAGCCACGGGTTTGGGTGGACGGCGCTAGGACCAGTGGGCGCTTCGCGCTGGCATCGACCGTCGATGAGTTCCACATGCCCCCCTATCTGGTGGGCGTTGTCCACGACAAATCGACGTGGGCGCGCCGGGGCCTGTCGGTGCGGAACACCGTCATCGAACCGGGGTGGAACGGCTTCCTGACCCTTGAACTGGTCTATGATGGCAGCGGGATGCTGGAGATACCGGCGGGCGCGGGGATCGCGCAGGTGCTGTTCCATGAGGTGGCATCGCCCGCGCAGTACGACGGCAAGTATCAGGGGCAGGAAGATCGTCCCGTGGAGGCCCGCCATGACTGACACGATCCGCCACCAGATACTGATGGACGCCGACCGTCTGCTGCACGGCGACAGGCAGGCCGACTATGGGCCACCCGAAGAAAATTTCGCCCGCATTGCGACAGGCTGGGCCGTGATCCTTGATGCGCCCGTGACGGCAGAGCAGGTGGCCCGCTGCATGGCGTGGCTGAAGATCGCCCGCCTGTGCGAGGGGCCGCACCGCGACAGCTACACCGACGGCGCGGGGTATCTGGCGCTGGCCGGGGAATTAGGTTTGAAAGGTACTTGACGCAGTACCAGACAACACTTATCTAGGGGGTGCGGGCGACGCGGTGTCGCCCCACCCAGACAGGACACAGGCCATGACACTGCGCGCGATCAACACCGAATGGAAATACGTCAAGTCCTACGCGACCGAGGCAAACCTGATGAAGCGGATTGAAGAGGACCGCGACATGTACCCGGAACACAATGACCGCTTCATGGTCGTCCGCACGCCTGAAGGCCGCTGGACCGCCGTCGTGGTCCTCGACAAATCGACGGGCGGCTACGTTGGCCGCTACGAAGGCTTTATGAAGGTCTGATGCCGTGACCGATCTGGACCGCATCCTGAACGAACTGGGCGTCATCGCGCGCCCGGTTCCCGCCCCGCAGCCCACCCGCCCCGCAGGCGAGCCGCGCGACTGGCGCGGCGTCTGGTATCGTGACGGCAACGTCCCACACTGACCGCAAGAGGCCCGCCCATGACCGCCCCCATGCCCTCCCTGCAATTCTACGCCAACGACATCGGCGACTTCATCTGCGCCATTGAGGATCGCGGCATCCACCCGACTGAGGTGGGTGTCGTGATCCGGATGCTGCGCAACATGGTCACCGACAATGACGCCCTGCGCCGGGAGGCGCGCGATGCCCAGACCTACCGCGCCAACGGCGAGGCCGAGGAACTGGCCGACCTGCGCGACGAACTGGCGCGGGCCAAGGATCGCATCGCCGATCTGCAAATCCGTCTGCACGACGCACGCAGAAAAGTTCGGTGAAGGTACTTGACCCAAGTCTGACGAACAGCTATCTAGGGTGCAGGGCAGCGCGGTGCTGCCCGCCCCACGCACAGGAGACAGGCCATGACCATGTTCAACACCAACGTCCGCTTCGGTTTCGCCAGCGCCACCCCGATGACCGACGCCGATCTGCGCCGCGCCGCGCCGTCGCTGTTCGCCACCGAGGCCCACAGCAGCCGCTCTGACCGCTTCGTCCCGGTCCCGACCATCGACATCATCCACGGCCTGCGCCGCGAGGGCTTTGAGGTGTTTTCGGCCTCGCAGGCCAAGACCCGCGACGTGTCCAAGCGCGACTTCACCAAGCACATGGTGCGCCTGCGCAACCCGTCGTTCCGCCAGATGGCCAACGGCGACACCTTCGAGATCGTGCTGGTCAACGGCAACGACGGGTCGTCGGCCTACCGCATGATGCCGGGGTTCTTCCGCATGGTCTGCTCCAATGGCCTGATCGTCGGCGAGACCATCGGCGAGACGCGCGTCCGTCACAGCGGCAATGCCATGGGCGATGTCATCGACGGGGCGTACACCGTCCTGCAAGATGCGCCCCGCGTGGCTGATCAGGTTGATGCCTTCCGCTCGACCAGCCTGACCCGCGATGAGGCGCTGGTGTTCGCCCAAGCCGCCCACCAGCTTCGCTTCCCCGCCGCCGCGCTGGATCGTGACGATCCGGCCTTCGCCCCGGCCCCGGTCGAGGCCAACCGCCTGCTGTCCGCCCGCCGTCAGGCCGACGTGGGCGAGCGCGCCAACCTGTGGGGCGTCTTCAACGTCGTGCAGGAAAACGTCGTGCGCGGTGGCCAGAAGGGCTGGGTGGAGCGCGTTGATGCCAAGGGCCGCGTCAACGTGCGCCGCGCCTCGACCCGCGCCGTGGAGGGCATTGACGGCAACCGCGACCTCAACCGCGCCCTGTGGACGCTGGCCGAGGGCATGGCAAAGCTGAAGGGGGCGCAGTAATGCGCCTCCACATCTCAGACGCGCTGGGCGTCGTCATCCTCTTCGGGCTGTTGGTCCTGTTCCTAAACGTGACGCCGGGGTGATCCCCCGGCGTCTGCCGTTTCAGAAACCCTTGACGCGCAGGCGGGCGAAGTCGCCGTCTGCCAGTTTCTTTTTGACGTGGGCCGCAAATCCCTGCGTGCCGATGGCCTCGCCGCACTCAGCGGCCCACTGCTCTGCGACGACCAGCGGGATGCGGCCAGCGAGGCGGAATGCCGCGTCGCCGTGCATCGACGGGGCGATCTCGCCCAGCGCCTTGTTGTCGTCCAGCAGCGCCTGCACCTCTTGATGCCGACTGACGATCAGCTTGCCGTCCTGCTCGAACATCCGTTCGGTGACATCATAGTGCGTGTTGCTGGTGGTGATCAGGCTCACGACGTGGCCTCGTCCTCGGTGCGGCGGCGGCGCGTTGCGGGCTTCGCTGCCGGGGCGTCAGTGACCAGTTCGGCAAAGCCGTTGGCGACCAGCGCGGTGGCCTCATCTTCCGGCACGTCGATTTCCGCGCCCATCGGCTGCGGCTGGCCATTGGCCCAAGGCTGGCGTGCGGTGGTGATCTTGATGGCGGGCATGTTCATCCTCCGGGGGGTGGGGAGAGCGGCCCCGAGGGGCCGCCCTTAGTGCGTCAGGATCAGAGAGCGCCGTTGATGTCGGCGATGATGCCGTGCGCCTTTTCGGTGTCCACCTGCAAGCCGTATTCGACCGAGATCAGGCGGCGCTCCGAGTGGCCGGTGCGGGCCAGCGGGCGCTGCTTGACGTTCTGGAGGAAGGTCATGCGGGCGTAGCTGGGGTCCAGCACGAACACGTCACGGGCGGCGACGGTGCGCGTCTCAAGGAAGCGCGACGGCACGATCTGGAGCGTGCCGAAGTCGGACACATAGATGTCGATGGCCGCGACCAGCTTCTTCTTGTCGGTCATGTCCTGATACTTGGTGGCCGAGCCGGTGAAGGTCGAAGAAATCTTCTGCTTCACAGCCGAGCCGCACAGGACGATGGACGGCTCCGCGCCGTTGTTCCAGCACGCCGCGATCACCGTCTTCAGCATGTCTTCGGTCAGCGCGCGGGCGGTGCCGTCGGTCGCAGCCGCGTTGGGGTAGCCCGACGTGGTGCCCGACAGGGTGCCGTTTGCGCCGCCCGATCCGCGCGAGACGTTGGAGGTCAGGAACGCGGGCAGGCCAGCGGTCACGCGGGCAGTCGCAGCCGCGCCAGCGTTGGCAGCGACGTTGGACAGCAGCATGACTTCCATGTCGCGCTTCAGTTCCTTCAGCTTGAAGGCAACCTGCTTGGCCACAGTCTGGATGTCAGCCGCGCCGTTGACGCTGTCGGCAGTGTCCGAGACTTCCACGACCTTGTCGCTGATCTGGGTGTAGTTGCCCATGCGATTGGCGTTGGTCGGCGCGTCGTTGCCGGGGGCCGCTTCGCCTTCCAACACGCGGTTGGTGGTGGGCGCGGCGAGGTCAACCACGGGCCACTCGTAGTAGGTGTTGGACACCGACTTGCGGCCAATGGCGGCTTGGAACGGCGTCTCGGTCGAAGAGATGCTGATGTAGGCATCCTGAAGGTCTTCGCGGATCGTGGAAACGTCGTAGGTCTTTTCGGTATTGGCGTTCACGGCCATGGGGTTTCTCCTTCGGAGATATGGGGGTTCAGATCAGGAGGAAACGCGCGACATCGTCCACGCTTCCGCTTCGCTTCATCTGTGCCTTCGCCTTTTCGGCCTGCACCCGCTTACCCTGCTGCGGCGCTACCTTTGCCCCCGGCTTGACGGTCGGGGTCTTGGGTTGCTCGGCCCGTTTCTCTGCCACAGCCTTACCCGACATCAGCCGCCGATACTGGGCGGCATCATGCAGGACGCGAAGGGCGCGGTGGTCGGCGACCTCGCGCAATTCATCAAGGCTGTAGCCGTAGATTTCCATGCCTGCCTGCACCAAATCCTGCTTCGCCTTCGCTGCCGTTTCGGGCTTGGCGAAGGCGGGGATCGCCTGCGTGAGCAGTTGCTGCTGTTCGGCGAGGAACGCGGCGCGGGTCTGTTGCTCCGCCTGCGCCTGCCGAGACGACAGTTCTTGCACGGCCATCTGGGCCTGTTGGTACGCCGCGAGGTCCTTGTCATATTTGACGCGGGCCTCAAGGTAGCCGATGGGGTCGCGTTGCAGGAGGGCCTCATCCGGCATCTGTGGCTGCTGCATGGGGAGGTTCCCCGTCTGCATGGCCTGCGCGAATTGGGCGATCTGCTGGCGCTCGGCTTGCAGGGCACTGTAGACCTGCGACACCTGCTGTTTCTCTTCAGCAACTTGCCGCATACCCTGCTGGATGTAGGCTTGCCCCGAATAGCCCCGGATTAGTTCGTTAAGGGGAACCTGCTGGTCGCGCCCGTTCACCTTGACAGTGAACAGCCGCTCGGCTGGGTCATCCTCTACGTCGTCCGCTTCGCCTTCGTCTGCGCCTTCGTCCACGTCTTCCGCGTCGGCCTGTTCGGCCTCGGCGTCGTCTTCGGTCGCGTCGGGCTGGTCTTGTGCGTCGTCCGCTTGGGACTGCACCAGCGCCTCTTCGTCCTGCTCACCTTCTTGCTGCGGCCCGTCGATCAGGCTCGCCGCGACGGCGTCGATGTCGTTTCCGTCCATTGCAGTCGTGTCAGACACGGTGCTGCCCTCTCTCGTTTCGCCGCTCCAGTAGCTTGCCGTCGGTGATGTACGACGCAAGCTGGTCCTTTAGCAGGCGCAGCGCATGGACCATCCGATGCGCCTCCATCAGTTGTTCAGCATCGCACACATTCTCAGTGAAGAGGCTGATCTGTGCGTTTTGTAACACATCAAACGCCTCCTTGAGAAGGGGGTCGGCAAGCAGGGTCTTGGCGTGGGCGGCGCGCTGTATTGTGGTCATCACATGCCCCCGCCATTAGCGCCCTGCGGCGGCATCTGCTGTTGCTGCGCGGCCACCTGCATGGCCTGCCCGTTCATCTGCTGCTGGGCCTTGATGTTGGCCGTGTCGATGGCAACGCCGTACTTGGCCCCGATCTGGGCCATGGCGATTTCCATGTCCTGCAACATCCGGTCGCGTTCGCGGTCGTCCTGCATCTGGGCCTTGGCATACTCCAACTGCATCCGCTGCGCGTCGCTGGTCAGCTTGGCGTTTGCCTTGATCTGCTCGGCGGCGACCATCGCCTGCGCCGGATCGCCCTGCGGCGGCGGCTGCTGGCCCTCTTGCCCCGGCTGCTGCGGCTGCGGCGGCTGGATCGGCAGATAGTACCGATCTGCGTTTGCCACGCCGTTCAGCGCCAGCATATCGACCAGCGTGTTCCGCAGTTGCTGGATGCCCGCCAGCGGGTTTGTCGGGCCGAAGTTCTGGATCGCCTGCATCTGCATTTGCAGCGTCTGGCCCAGCGCGGCGGTCTTCTGCTCCTCGCGGCCCGTACCGAGGCCGACGTTGACTGTGGCGTCCAGTTCTGTGTCCCAGACGCGCGGGTCCATCGGCACATAGTTGCCGTTGATGCGCAGCATCTCGGCCTTGGTGCTGTGCGTGGCCATCAGGCGCAGGATTTGACAGAACAGCCGCCGCATCCCGGTGTATGCGAGGTTGGCCACCATGACCTCCACCTGCCCCGCAGCGGCGCTGACAGTGGCCGTGACGGCGGCGCGGGTGGTAGACTGCATGGCGTCGGGGTCCAGCCCCATGCTGGCCCGCGTGACGCCCGTCTTCACCTCGACCATGTTGTCGACGTACTGGAGGGCGGGCAGCGTCTGGCCAGCGACGAACGGCACCGTCAGGTCGCGCAGCATCCCCGGTGCGCTGACGCGCACGATGCCGCCGATCTCGTTGTTCAGCAGGTCATCGATCTCGACCTGTCCCTTTACCGCCTCAATGCGCGGGTTGTTGGTCATCTGGACGTTGTCCAGAATGCCGCGCAGGATCGCCGTCGCGGCGTCCTGATCCTGTTCGATGATCTCGGCGAGGCTGCGCCCGAAGTATGTGTGCGGCTCTGGGTCCACATGCCAGCCCGCGAAGGGGTGGTCATCAATCGGTTCATACATCAGCAGGCGGTTGGCCGATCCGCCCAGCAGGAACTTGTGCAGGATCGGCGTGCCGACGCCGTCCACGTCGATCCGCATGTACGCCTCGGTGATGGTCACCAGCTTCATCGCCGGGTCGAGCGCGCTTTCGTCTTCGTCGCGGTTGACTGGGTATTTGCGGTACTCTTCTTCCTCTTGGTCCCGCATGTCAGGCGACGACGCGAGATCGAGGTCCAGCACCTTGTCCTCATCGACGCCCATTGCGATGACATCGGCGACGCGCATGTCGGTGCGGTGGCCGATGACGTAATAGTCTTCGTCAGAGCGCGCGTTCCGGTCGATGAAGAACTCTTCCGGCGGCACGGTGACGACGCACAGCTTGCCCGCCGGATTGCGGCGCAGGGCGCGCACGGTGTGCAGTTGCGGCAGCGGATCGGGCATCTGGGGCAGTTGCGACGGGTCGATGGGCTGGCCAGCGGCAGCGGCCTGCTGTGCCATTGCCTGCGCCTGATCGACCTGCTGTTGCAGGGCGGCAATCACCTCATCGTCGGGGCGGGCGCTCTCGCGCAGGATTTCGACGCCGGGGGCGCTGACCACGGCCTGATACTGGGCGTCGTCCAGATCGGTGAAAGAGTAAACCTTCGGGTTGTCGTATTCAGCCCAATAGGTCTTGGTGAAGCCCGCCTTCTTGACCAGCGCGTCGTGCGTGACATCGCGCAGGATTTGAAAGCCGTTGTGCTGGCGAAACTTGGCGGCGGCATAGAGGCTGGCCTGTTCCATGCTGGCCACGTCTTCGGGGCCGCTGGGGACAAACTCGACAGGCCGATCCGATGTCATGAAGACGCGCTGGATCGACGGCTTGACGGCGCGGATCGTGTCCCGGCACTTGGTGGCCACGACGCTGCTGCGGCCAGCCTCTTCGCCGATGTCCACTTCGCCGTCGAAGTATCGCTGCGACTTGATGCGCTGCTCGGCGATCTGGTCTGAGATAAAATTGATCGCGTCGTCCACCGCTTGGCTGACGATGGCTTCAATCGCGTCGTCGTCCATCGCCTCAAAGGGGGACGACGTGTCGGCGTCATCTTCGTCGGTGGACGTGTCCATGTCGGACATGACCATGCCCATCTCTTCGTCATCCGCCAGTTCGACATCAGAACCGTATGTGGGGCGTTTTGCCATGTCGGCCTCGCTGATTACTTGGTGATCGTGATGCGCGGGATGCCCGCAGTGGCCGACGGCGCGGCGCGTGTCGCCCCCGCCGTGACACGGCTGATGGCCTCGGCGGTCGATCTTTGCAGTTGGCCAGCCACCGAATTGTCCTTCAACGCGCGCTCCACCAGCGCGGGGTCTTTAGACAGGACGATCCGCGCCACTTCAAGACGCTGCGCGTCAGACAGCCCCGGCGTGATGTTGTCCGCGACGCCGCTGATCAGTCGCAGCCACGCGAACATATCGCCGCCCATGCCGCTGGCAATCTCTTGCCCGACGTTGACTGCCCCGCCGACAGAGGGGGCCATCATGGTCTGCGCTGTCTGCGATCCGCCCACAATCCCGCTGGACGCGCGCTGCGCGTTGGCTGCGACGCCAAGAGTGCGCAGCACTTCGTCAGCCGTATCCGGTGGCAGGGCCAGACGTAGGGCCGTGCCGGGGCCAGGGGTTTCATCGGCCAAGGATCGCATCAGTCCCGGCGCGGCGCTGGGCTTCGACATCCCGGCGCGAAGAGATGTCAACATGCCCTCGCGGAACGCGGCCACCGCGTCGCCGCCCAGCGCCGTGATGTCATCCATCAGCAGTGCCAGTTCGTCGGGTGACTTGCGGAACGCCTCGGTCCCTGCGGTGAATGCGTCGCGGGCATCGCGGACAGTCTTTGCCTCTGCGCGCGCTGCGGCCAACGGCGGCGATGCGACATCAAGACGGCCTTTGAAACCTTCGCCGAGGTCTTTCAGTGCGCCGCCCAGCGTCCCAGAACTGGAGGCATATGCACTGCCAGCCATGTCGCGCAGACTGCGGTAGGTCAACTCCGCCTCGCGCAGCGTCGGCGCGCGCGCAAACTGGATCGATCCGTCTGCGGCCTCAGTGACAAAGGGCGTGATGCCATACTTGACCCGTGCGACCTCTGCTGCCGCCTTCAGCGCGTTGGGCGCGCGGCGTGCAATGGTGGCCATCGCAGATACGACATCATCGGGCGCGATTGCCTCGACGTTGCCGGGGCGGAACGCCTGCTCGTAGGCGATGTCCTCGGCCTCCTTGGTGGCCTGTTCGCTGACGCGGCGGTTGGCCAGCGGATTGCCGGGGCTTCCCAGCGCAGACTGTGCCTCACCCAGCGCGGCTGCGCGCGTCTCGCCGGGGCGCGCTGTCAGGGTCGTCTTGATCTCGGCCCCGGCGGGGCCACCCTCGGCATAAAAGCGGCGGATCATGCTTTCCAGCGTGCGGTTTTCAGCCATCAGGGTGCCGTTGGCAACGCCGTCAATGACCTCATCGGCGGTCATCCCGCCCTGCTCGACCAGACGCTGCACCTCGTTGGCCACCGCGCCCGCCATGCGGTCGCCTGACTTGTTCCTGACCCAGTTCACCAGACCGTTTAGCGACCGACTGATCGCCCCGCCTGCTGCGCCCAGCGCGCCGCCAAGGCCCGCGCCAAACATGCCCTGCACGCCCGCGTTGGCTGCGCGGTTGACTAAGCCACCCTCGCCGCTGCCGAAGCCGTAGACTGCGCCTGCCTTGGCACCGCCAACGGCCCCGCGCACGCCGCCCGCAAGGGCAGCAGCCATGCGGCCCCCGGCGACAGGCGCTGCGGCCCCGCCAGACAGCAGGGCGGGCGCGGCAGCGCCCAGCATCTCATACCCCAGCGAACTGTATGGGTAGGACTGGCGGTATGCGGCCAACTTGGCCCGTTCATCGGCCAACGCGGTGCCGTAATTCTCTGACAGCGATCCCTCGCCAAAGGGCGCGCGCAGTGCGGCCATGGCCTCATCGCCAAAGCCCAGCATCGCGCCCTGCCCGACGGCGGCGCGCAGGCGCTGCGTCGGGGCCGTCGCCTGCTCTGGGGCAGTCTCAAATTGGGCCATGAAGGCGTCGCGGTACTCTTGCGTTTGGGCGTTCCATTCGGCGGCATCAACCGTGCCGATGACCTTGCCCTGCGAGTTCTTCAGTTCGATCTTTTCCATGTCGAAACCTCACGGGACCGGGGTGAACGAGCTAAGCGGGGGGACCGTTCCGCCGGGGGTCGGGTTGTTTAGCGGCGGCAGCGCGGGGGCGTTCAAGTCGCCAAAGAAGATCAGGTTTTCCGGCAGACCCGCCGCCTTTGCCGTCTGCCTTAGCCCCTCAACGGCGCGCTGCGCGGCGGGCAACTTGGTCACCACCATCTGCTGGGACAGGCGCACAATCTCATTCCTGACTTCGGGCGGCAGGTTGCCGCCGCCTTGCAGGGTGTTGATCAGCGTTGACCGCATACCAGCCGACAGGCTCCCCGCGTTGGCGATGGCCGCGCTTTCGCTTTCACGCACGACCGATGTCGGATCAAGGATTTTAGCGAATGCAACGACCAGCGACTTGTCGCTGACCGATCCGGGGTTGCTGTAGAACGTCTGTACGTTCGACCATGCGTCGCGCATCAGCGACAGTTCCGTCGTGGCCTTGGTCGCGTCGTCGCGCAGCGTGTTCAGCCCCGACAGTTGGTCGCTGGTCAGGGTGGGCGCTGCGCCGTTGGTCGGGTCGTAGATGACTTCGCCCGTCGTCGGATCGACCAGCTTGCCACCGACCTCGACGCCGCTGCGGGTTTCTGGTTTCTGCATTGCCACAGCCACGGCTGCCTTCGGGTCAATCGCGCCTGTCATCAGCGCCTCGGCCAGATCGGTGCGGCCCTGCGAGGCCAGCCACTGCGCCGTGCGGTTGGCGACCTGCGCGTCCTGCCGCTGCTGTTGGCGCTGTCCGACCATCTGGGCGAGGTTCTGATCCGGCTGCATCCGCAGGCTGTTTGCGGCCAGCGCGATGGCGTCCATCAGACTGCCGCTTTGCAGGCCCTGCTTCAGGCGCTGGCCAAAGGTCTGCGGCTGTTCGTCTTGCATGTCCAACAGGCCCATCGACCTACCTCCGCTTGTGCTTTTGGTGACGTTGCCGCCGCCTTTTCCCCAACCCTCCCATGCGTTTGGGCCTTGGGTTTGGTAAATGTCCATGCCGATGGCGTCCTGCATCGCAGGGTCGAACAGTTCGTTGCCTGTCAGGCCCATGCGGCGCACGGTGTCGCGCAGCGTGCTGCCGACGACCTGAAAGCCGCCCACAGGCGTTGCCACCCGCCCGACCTGACTTTTCACCCACTGCGCATAGGGGCCACTGGGATCAGTAAAGGCCAAGACCTGATTGATCGTCATCTGCGTGGGTTTGACGCCCGCAAACGGCCCCCCTTGGCGATTTGAGAACCCAAAAAGTGCGTCATAGTCCCCGCCGCTTTCGCCGGGGAATACGTTGCGCTTCAGATCGTCAATGGACCGGGCCATGTCTCAGCCCTCAAACCCTGCCGCGCGCCGCGCGCGATCCATCAGCGGGCGCAAGACGCGCTTCAGGATCGGCACGCGCCGCACGACGCCAGCGAAGGCTTCGCCGTGCTTGGCGTATGCCTTCAGCAGCCACGTTGGCGCGTCCGTCAGCAGCCAGTGCCGGAACTCGGTCCAGCGGCTGTCTTCGGGGCCGTAGACTTCGCGGGCGACCCAGCAGAACGCGCCCAGCAGGCCAGCGCCTGCCGACAGATAACCCATCGTGCCGGGGTTGCTTGTCGTCGTCTGCGTGCCTTGGCCTCCCGGCGTCGCGCCCAGCGCCTGCCCATACAGGCCAAGCGCCGCGTTGGGCGCGCCCGTAAAGCCGCCATATTGGCCGCGACTTGCGTTGATCAGGTTCTGCATCATCAACTGCTGCTGCGCGCCCATCTGGTTCTGGTAGTTTGCCAACTGCGTGCCGTAACCAAAGCCGAGGTTCGACAGGTTGCCCATCTGCGCGCCCGCGCCCAGCCGGAACTGCGCCCCTTGCAGGCCCGCGTTTTGGTTGGCGATCTGGCCCTGAAGGCCCATCTGCTGACCAAACTCTGTCGCGCGCCCGAAGGCGTTCTGGTTGGCGATCCCAGCCTGCAAGCCCGCGTTCTGGTTCATCCCCTGCGCGGTCAGGCCCGTCTGTTGGCCAAACTCGTTTGCGCGCCCAAGGGCGCTTTGGTTGGCAATCCCGGCCTGTAGTCCAGCGTTCAGGTTGGCAATCTGCCCCTGAAGACCGGTTTGCTGGCCAAACTGCGCCGCCTGTCCGCCCGCCGTTTGGTTGGCGATGTTTGCCTGCAAGCCCGCGCTCTGGTTGGCCATCTGCCCCTGAAGACCCGTCTGCTGGCCAAACTGTGCGGCCATTGCCTGCGCGGCTTGGTTGGACGTGTCCGCTTGCAGTTGTCGGGTGACATCCTGCTGCGCCGCGCCCAGTGCCGTGTTGAAGCCCTGCGCGCGAAGCTGGCCCGCAAGCTGTCCACCTTTTTCCGCATACGCGCGATTGGTTTCGGCTTCGGCGATACCGTGACGCGATCCGCCAAACGCGCCCGCAGCCGTTGCCTGCGCGCCCGTCGTGCGCTGCTGCATCTGACGCTGTCGATCCAAGTCCGACATCGACTGGTCGATGACCTGTTGCGTGTACGGGTTTTGATACGCCGCCATGCCGCCTGCGGCTGTCTGCGCCTGCACCTGCGCCGGATCATAGCCAAACTGCGTGCCGACGGTCCCCGCCTGCACCTGCGCCGGGTTATAGCCAAACTGCGTGCCGACGGTCCCCGCCTGCACCTGCGCCGGGTTATAGCCAAACTGCGTGTTGACGTTCTGCGCGCCAACGGCCATCGGCTGGTAGCCAAACTGCGTGCCGACGCTTTGCGGCTGATAGTTCATCGCGCCCTGCGTGCCTTGCAGCGCGGCAGTGTAGGCATTGGCAGACTGATTAAACACGTTCTGCCCCGGCTGGGCCGCAGGAGCCGTCACTGGTGCGATAGATGCCTGCGGCTGCTGAACGCTCCCGGCGCTATTAGACCTGCCCATTATCGGCCTCCCCGGAAAGACCCGCCGCTGCGGGTGCCGCTTGATGTGGTGCCGCTGGATCGGCTGACGGGTCGATCCGCCTGCGTCGGCGCGCTCGGCTTGGTCTGCGTAATCTTTGCGATGATCTGGCTCAACGGGTTGGTCAGGTTGGGGTCATTGACGCCCCCCGGCAGACGCGCCGCAAGCGGGGTGGAGGCAAAGCCGTTGCCGCCGTACCCGCCGCCACTGCTGACCGGGGCCAATGCCGCGATCTCAGCCGCGCTGCGATCAGACCGGTTCGACCCGACGCCCGTTGCGGGAGACACGACATCCTGCATACCTGCCTGCGGCTGCGGCTGCGGGGCCGATCCGTACACGCCCTGCGGCGCTGCGCCAGTGACGGGGTCGATGAAAGCCGCCATCAGGGCGTTGTACTGGCCGGGGTAGCGGGCTTTCAGTTCGTTGATCGCCGCCTCGTACATCGGCGCGGAACTGTAGCCGCGCACGCCGCCAGCAAAGGTCTGCGCTTCCGGCATACCCGACGATGTCGGCGCGGCCATCCCAAAGGCCGACGCGCCGGTGTTGATGTTGGCCAGCGACGCCTCTTGCATCGGCGTCATTGCGGCCACGTCAGGCCCAAAATAGGGGGTGTAGCCGATCCGCGACGTGGCGTCTGCTCGCGCAAGGTTTGTCTGCGCAGCATCCTGTAGCCACTGCGGGATCGTCGTCTCGGTGGTTTGCTTACCGCTGCTCATGTCAGATTTCCTTTTCCATCGTGATCATGGTTGCACCCCACCCCTTTGTTTTGAGTGCGCGCTGCCACCCCATGCGGCCCGTCAAAGACATGACGCTGCACCCTTGTCCCCGACCCCACGCCATCGCGCTTTCGGTCATGTCCAACAGTTGATCCAATTCGCCCCCAGCCAAGAATAGGTGAAGGGCCTTCTTCCTCGGGTATACCACAATCTGCGTCACTGCACAGCCCTTTGGGGCTGGCCACAGTTGCATGTGACCCGACATGATGCCGTCCACGATATCCTGAAAGGTATGCGTGTCACCGCCGTGGGCCAGCGCGGCCTCAATCCACGGTCGGCACCGCTCGATCTCGGTCATGCGGCCACCCGCGAGATGGACAGCGTGACGGACGGCGACGCGGGGGCATAGGCCGTGGCCGCGTGCGCCTCAAGAAAGCCCGCCGTGCTGTCGGTCGCCCACATGACGTTCAGGACATCCCCGTCAACCACATTGAAGATCGTCGTGCGCGAGACGACAATTGTCGCCCCGTTGTTGTGCAGGCTGGCGACTATCGTGCTGCCCGTGGCGTCCACCCCGTTCAGGCGTGGCCAGAAACGAAACTCAACGGCTGATGACGACGTGCTGCTAATCTGCGCGCTGAACGACAGCGTGTACAAACCACCCTCAACAAAGGTGATGTCCGTCAGGGGCGATCCCGTCAGCGTGATGTCCTCTGAGATCAGATCGTCCAGCGCGATCATGTACGCCGTGTCTGCGGCGGCGGCGGTGATGTTGGCGTCCTGCGAGAGTACCGCGTGCCCGTCGGCCAGCAACACCTGCCGCCAGACGCCGTTCTTGGAGACGACGGGGTAGCCGTTCGTCGCATCCCACAGCATCACGCCATCCTCATCCGCTGGCGCGCCTGCGCCTGCGGTTTTGAATGTCAGGTTGTCCAGCGAGCGGGCTAGCCATCGCCGCAGATCGTTGGCCCAGACAGACAGATCGCGCCCAACGGGCGGGACGCCCTGCTTCATCGTGCGCTCCCCGGTCGTGCGTCAATGCGCGGCACGCCCCACCGCCAATCGGTGTTATCTTCGCCCGTGACGCGCAGGCTGATCTGCCGTCCCGTGAAGCGTGTGCTGGTCGGATTGGCCATGCTATACGGGCCGTAGGTTCGCTCGGTGTCGTTGGGGTAGAAGCGCGTCTTGAATGTGACCGTGGCCTGCCCCTGCGTGCGCTCATCGGGGATCAATTCGACCACAGACATGGTCGTGTCACCTGCTCCGATCTGGATCGGGCCGCTTTCGGCGTAGACCGCGCTGCCATCAGTCCGGTGGCCGATTTCATGGCTTACGGGTTCGCCCCCCGGCGTCATCCAAATCGGTGTTGTAAAGACGCCCGCGTCGATGCCGCTGGTGCGCGCCAACTGCCCGATGGCCCAATGGTTTTCCTTGTAGTTATAGACGACATAGCTGTCGTTTTCAGTACCTGTGCTTGACGGATAGAACCACCAAATTTCAGAGAACTTAGCGTTGGGGACAGCAGCAACTTTGGACCGCTGGTTGAAGTTCATGTTGCTGAACACATAGTCCGCGACCTCGCTGGGGATCGGCTGCACCGCCCCGCCCCCGTACATGAAAAACCCGCGCTGCCCCATCCAGAACACGCCCGCATCAACCGCAGCCGCGCAGAGGCGCGAAACCGCGCCGCAGGCTGACCCGACGCGCTCAAACCCGTAGACGTATGGCGGGCCTTGATACGTCGCCGCGTGCGCATCGCTGTCGGTCAAAATCAGGGTCTGGCCGCGTGTGCGGATGCCCAGCATGATCTGGCTGACTGTCTGCAACTCAATGTCGCCTGCCTCGTTGGTGGCCGTCGGCGTCCAGTCGGTGATGTTTTCCCGGTCGGACCATTGCACCTTGCGGTAGTTGCCGCCCGCGCCCAGCGCGAACAGAAACCGCTCTGCCGTGACGACAAGGGCGTCGCAGTTTGTGGGTGCGCCGCTGATGGCGACAGCATCGGTTGCCGTGTTCAGCGACCATTGCAGCAGTTGGCCGTCTTTATCGCTGCACGCGACAAGCGTCTCGCCCCAGTTGTCCAGCGACCACGTCGTTGCGGGCAGAGACTGGCTGTCGTCTGGGCGCGCAATGCCATATGCGGCAGTGCCGTAAAAACTGCCACCATAACCGAGGTTGACGGTGCTGTCCGCCGTTCCAACCACAAGACCCGCAGGCGTGATGTCGGTGATGGCGTTGTTTGCTGACCCGACAAATAGCTTTTCGTAGCTGCCCGACGCAAACCAACGATTGTTGCTCAGATCGCGCCATGCCAGCGCGTCACCCAACGGCTTATCCGTCATCGCCGCGCGCGTCAGCCAGCCACCGACAGGCTGCATTGTGCCATCGACCCAGCGCACCAGCGACGCATCCCGCCAGCGGTTTGCGGCCTGCAAATCGGTGCCGTTGCGGTAGACGCCGGGGGGCAGTTGGAGCGGGATCAGGGGCATGTCGTTGTCCTTGTCAGGCGAACAGTTTGGCCAGCGTCTGCGGCCCAGCAACGCCGTCAGCCGTCAAACCATTGGCCTGTTGCCAGCGTTTTACCGCGCTCTCAGTGGCGGGTCCGAAGCTGCCGTCAGGCACCATGCCGAGGCGCTTTTGCAGGCGATGCCCGTCGTCGCCTTTGTCGCCACGGCGCAGCGTGTTGTCGGGCGCGGTGACAGTCGATCCGGCGGGCATGTTCAGGATCGCCAGCGCGCGGACGTAGCGGTTGCGGCGGTCGTCCAGCCCGATGTTGCCGCCGTTGATGATCTTGGTCAGCTTTACCACGTCGCCAGTGTCCGCGATGGGGTTCAGGTTCCGGCTGTCCCAGAACCACAGGGCTGACTGAAGCGCCCCATCCTTGGTCAGGAGGTACTCTGCCGCCTGCTCCGCCGTCATGCCGACCTGCCTGCCAAAGGCTTCATGGTTGGCGCGCCCAGTGACCTGCTTCAGGCCCTTGCCCCGGAACAGCCAGCCGTCGCCATCCTGCACATTGCCAAGCGCCCCGGAGGTGCTGCGGTGCTTGTCCATGTAGACGTAGTTGGCCAGCTTTTCCGGCTTGTGCGCATACTCTGCGGGGTCTTCTTTGTCGAAACCAAAGTACCGGGGGAAGACGCGCAGCAGCGTCTCTTCGCGGTAGTTCAGGTTTTCCTCCAGCCGAGTGAAGTCCGCGCTTTCGTGGGCGCACTGGGCGATGAAGCCCGCGATCCGGTGCGGCGTGGTGATGCCAAAGCGCGGCAGGTGCTCGTTGATGGCGTCCAGCCAGTCGGCGGCATTGCTGTTGGTCGGCAGCATGGCCGACAGTTGTGCGGCGGTCAGCGTCACTTTTTCTGCTCCTTGCCGCCCTCAATGGCCCCCAACAGGAAGGCATCAACGTTCCCGGTTGCCGCCGCCTTGATGGCGTTTTCAATCGGGTCGGGCAGATCGACCTTGTTCAGGATCGCCCCGACGGCCTGCTCGTTGACCTTGCGGCCAAACATGGCCCCCAACAGTCGCATGATCATTTGGCATCCCCCTCGTCATCGTCGCTGCGCCGATCTGACTTGTTCCCCGCAGCAAGCACGCCAGATAGCCCCCCCACGATGAACGAGGCAATCGGGGTCAGCAGTTCAAAGAACTTGCGGTCGTTTTCGCTGGTGTCGCCCAGCGGCTGGGTCACGAACACCAGAGAATACAGGATAAAGAAGATCGTCCCGCCAAGGATGACGGTCAGCGCCACGCCGATGAAATACCGCAGGCGGGCCTCAAGTACATCGGGGTCAGTCCGCGACATTTAAGTCTCCCATGAGTTGGTGCGGGCAGGTCTTGTTGGCGCTACAGATCGGCGGTTGGCAGGACGGTTCAGACCAGTTTAGTGGGTCTTGGCAGTGGTAACGGTAGCGTCCGTCGCCAGAGACGACAAAGACCGCCACGACAAAAGCGGCGAGGGCGATCCAGATCAGTTTCTCTCGCATGGACATCCCCTTCACTTCTGCGTTCGTTCGACCAGTCGATCCAGCAGGCGGTCCATCTTGGCGTCCAGCGCCTCAATGCGGAGGATAACACGGTTGATGTCCCCATGCACCTCCGCTTTGGTCACATACTCCTTGGCCAGTTCCTCGCGCGTGCGGTTCAGCAAAACTTGCAGGCGCTGCTGCTCATCTGCGTGGCCCTTCAGCAGCCAGCCGATCAACCCCAGCACGGCGGTCAAGACGGCGCTCCACAGCATCTCCGGTGTCATGGCGCGTCACCGAAAGACGACAAGGTTGATCAACTGATGGTCCTGCGCTGTCGTCCCCGTGTCTGTCGTCAAAATCCTGACGGTGGTTGTGGTCTGCGAGAATACCTTCCGGTTTCCGTCCGTTGTGGTCGTGTTATTGGTCCGCGCGCCAGACACTATCGCCGCATAGTTTGCGTCGGTCATCGCTGTGCTAAACGTGACCGTGTAGTCGCCCGTGCCGTTCTTGGTGACCCCGCTGATGTTGGCTGACCCCAGCACCGTCCCCGTCGATCCGTTGTATGTCAGCCACGCGCGCGGGGCGTAAATCGGTGCCGATCCGGGGGCAGTAAAGCCCAGTGTCGTGCGGGCTGTCGCGGCGTCCGTGTCGTCCAGCAGGGTGCGGGCAAAGGAAGTAAACGTCGCAAGCGATGCCGTCGTCGTCCCCGTGTAGTATGCCAGCCTGTCGGCTGCGGGTGTCAGCAGCCCGATGCTTGTAATAGCTATCGACGCGGCTGCTTTACTGTTAAGCTGGATCTGGATAGACGACGTGACGCCATCCACATAACCTAGTTCTGTCCCGGTCAGCGTTGCCGGGACACCCGTCAAAGCGTTCAGGTTTGCCGCCGTGGCGGTCACCGCCGTGCCGTCGATCTTCCACAGACCGCCAGACAGGTTCGGCTTGGCCTTCTGCGCGCCCGTACCGCCCAGCAGGGCGTCGATGGCGTCCAGATCGGCGTTCAGCTTGGTCCCCCATGTGTCGGAACTGCCCCCGACTTCGGGTTTGGTAAGCGCGAAGTTCGTCGTCGTTGTGTCGGCCATGCGCCACCCCCTTTATGCTGCAACCCAGAAACCCGAAGAGGGTGTGGTGGGTGTCCATGTCTCATCTGTCGCCGTCTGCTCCGTCCATGCCTCGGACGTTGGTGCGGTAGGCTCCCAGACAAGACGGCCTGTCGCGGTCACTGTACACGAAACATCCGCCAGTACGCTAGACACCACCGAAATGCCGCCTGATACCTGCGTTGCCGTAGCAACGCTGGCCGCTACTGCGCCTTCGCTTTGCGCTATGCCAGCTATGGCTGTGCTGGCGCTGATGGTGCCCACAGCCGTCCCGGCTTGCACCCGCCGCGCGCCGACAGCCGTGGTGGTGTTTATGCTGTCAGCAACAGCCCCCACTATGGTTTGCGTTGCCGTTGCGGTGACTGTTGTCGTCGTGCTGACGTTGTCAGCAGCTTTTCCTGCCTGTACCCGCCGCGCTGACACTGTCGTCGTCGTTGTGGGCGTGCTGACGCAGGCCCCGCGCAATACTTTTCTGGCCGCGACGACAGTTGTCGTCGTGACCGTATCCGCCACTGCGCCCTGCTGCGGAACTACTTGACCGCCGTCGTCGCCAAGAGGCAACGATGCAATGGGGTTGAAACCCAGCATCGCCGTTTACTCCGCAGGCGGCGGGCTAAACGTCTGCCCGTCATAGAGCCAGCCGGGGCCGACCTCAATCGGTGCGGTGATCAGTGGGGCGAGATACTCAGGAACATCCCACAGGGTGTATGCCTCAACAACGACCCCGTCCTCGACCCGCGCCTTCACAATTGGATCAATCATGCCCACGGCCCCCCAAATGCGTCAGTTGAAATTGCGGAACGACGCTTGATGACGATGTAAGAACCCGTGTTGACGACCGCCGGTGATGCCGTCCCAAGAGTTATTGTGGGAGTGATTTCCCCGGCTGTGGTGATGCGAAAGCTGCCACGAATAGTTGCCTGAAGTATGGCCTGCGCCGACGCAATGACCATGGGTTGGAGGGTGACCCCGCCAACGGCGACGACGATCTGCGGCCCCTGTGGCGTTGTGTTGACTTGGTCCGTGCCAATCACAGAATAAAGGCCACCAGCAACCGTCGCCGTGGCGATACCCGCAATGCGGAACTGCGCGTTGGTGTTACCTGTCCCCATGCTGGTGAGGAGGAACTGAGTGTAGTACTCGTACACCCCAACACCAAGTGTCACTTTCCCGTTGGTGCTTCCGTTGAACAACTTTTGGATGCTGGTGTTGCTGGTCAAAACATAGTTGTTTTGCAGCATCATCCAGTATTCTGGGCCAGAAAAGTCATCCGCGATGGGGCTGATAAAGACCGTGGCTGCGCCAGACAGGTTCAGGAGCGACCCCGTGCTGGACTGCACCAAGGTGCGAGACATCGTCGTACCCGAAGAGGTGTACAGACCGTCACCGATTTCCCAATTTGACCCGTCTTCAATGACGTAACGGACCCCTTCACCGTCAACAATTCCGCCCGCAGCAAAGGACTGGAAACCAGACGACGCCGATCCGAGGGTAATCGTCCCCGTCCCAGTCGTCGCCGTTGTCATCTTTACGCGGTTGGCAAGCATCACCATGTCGTCACCCTCAGTTTAGCGTGACATCAAAGTCGCCTGCCGGGATGCGAAACACGTCTCCGCTGGCGATGGTCTTGCTGACCGTCAGCGCACCATAGGTGATGATGTTGCCGCCCGTCGATGCGTCCATGATCGATGCCGCGACAATGGTCCCCCACGACGCCGACGCGGTCGGCCAGTCAATGGATGCCGTGTTGGACGCCGTGTCCCCCGTGACCGACATGGTCACGGCCTGCCGCGCGTAGCTGCCGCCGCTGACCTCGGTGCCTGCCGTGCTGTCGGTCGGCGCGGTCGTGTACAGGGCGATATACCACGTCGTGGGGCGCGTCACGGCCCCCGTGGTGAACAGCCAGTTCAAGGTCGTTGTTTCGTAGGTATCCGAAAGGCTCATGGCGCTCCCCGTCGTGTTTTCATCCGCAGACCCGTGCCGCCGTACTTGGCGTCGCCGGAACTGGTGGTCAACGCACCCAGTCCCAACCCAAAAAGGCTCTCCCAGACGCCCAGTCGGGCGTCGTCTTTCAAGTATGGTGCCGTGTGGATCAGTGACCCGTAGAGGTAGACATCCGGTGCCTCGGTCAGCAGCCAGTTGGTGGTGTTCGTGTCCGACAGGGCCGCAATGCGGCCATAGTAGACCAACGAGGCCGTGTAGCTGCTGTCGGGCGTCGGGAACAGTTCCAGACTGTTGCTGGTCAGGGCATAGTATTCTGGGCGTCCTGTGATGTCGGCGCGGTCCTGCCGCATCTGGAGCATCTGGGCCGTGCTGATCGGCGCGATCTCGCCCGTGTAGGTGTCCAGCAACTGAAGCCGGATCGGGCGCAGGAAGTTCGTCGGCAGCGTGCTATACTGGGCGTCCAGCACAGCCGTGCTGCGCTGCTCTTGACGCCAGTGCCGCAATTCGCGGTCGATCCGCGCTTCGCACAGCCGGATGAACGTCGGGATCGCCGCCGTCAGATCATCGCGGTTCAAAAAGTCCGCGATGGACGTTTGCAATTCTGCGTAATCGGCGATCATTTCTTGCCCTTCTTGGCCGTCTTAGCCGATGCCTTAAATGCCGATGCCGTGGGCGCTCCCTTGGCCCCCGGCTTTCGCATTTTCTCGCCCGACCCAGCCTTGATGCGCTCGCGCTTGGCGTGGATGTTGTCGTACAGGCCCTTGCTCATTTCTTGCCCTTCATCATGCAGCGGCCTGCGGCCTTGCACTTGGCAGGGCTGGGGCAACCCTTGCAGGGGGTGAATTTGACAGGCTTCTTCATGTCACTTCTTCCCTCTCTTGGCCTTGCCCGCCTTAGACAGGGCGATGGCGATGGCCTGTTTCTGCGGCTTGCCTGCCTTTATCTCGGCGCGGATGTTAGCAGAAACGACCTTCGGGGACGACCCTTTTTTCAGCGGCATCTCATAGACCCTTTCGTGTGGCGCGGTTGACCAGTGCGTCATAGGCAAACAGGTCGGCGGCTTCTTTGCCTTGGCTGGCCAAGATTTCGTCATACCGCGAGTTGATGTCCACCCACTCGGGGTCAATGTCCTGCCGCAGTTTGGTGTTCATCTGGAACTTGCGCAGGTCGTTAGGCAGCGCGTCGGTGCGAAGCATGTTCGCGCCTTTCTTGGTTGCGCTGACCATGCTTGGGTATGCGACATCGGGGAACATCAAATACCATGGGCGGGGTTCGCCCATCGTCATGCTCGGCCCAACCTTGTTCACATACCCCCCGTAGGTGGCATGGATGTCACCTCCATGCCTGCGGATCACGTCGCTGGGCGCAGGCTCAAAGACGCGGTAGCCGCTGCTTAGGAGGTCGGCCCCGACAAGGTTGGGGTCCATTGTCGCCCAGCGTGTTGCCGCGACGCTGGGGACGCC